ACCTGGGTCATGTCCTCATGCTCAGCATCCACAAGCATCGTGTTAAGGAAGCCGCCGGTCATGTCGAGGAGGTTTATCCGCTTGGTTAGCCGGTCGGTCATGTCCGAATTACCACCAAGCATGGCGATAAGTCCGGAAATCTTCATGATGTTTTGGCGGTAATTCTTCATGAGGTGGCGGGCATATTTCCCCATCTCCTCATAACCGGCAAGATCCTCCCGGCAAGACTGAAGAACCGAGTCGCCCCACCCCTGTTGGTCATACAACAGCCGGTCCGGCACGTCCACTCCCTTCAGGACCATCATGCGGGATTCGTGAACGTAGAACGGCGCCAGCCCGTTGTAAGGGGTCACATAGTAACGTTCGGGCGTCCCGTAGTTTTTGAGGGAGGGGTCTAGGTAATAGTCCGCAATGGTAAACGTTACCTGCCATCGGTCGTATACCCGAAGGAACTCGATTTCCTTGATGCCCGCTTCATTTAATGGGTCTTCAAGCGTTCCGCCGTCGTTCGCACCGATGAGAAGGATTGCGCCACCGTGAAGCCGATCGGTTTCGAGGAACTTGCGAAACTCTCGCTTGAAATTGAGGCGCTGCATTTCCTTGATCATCAGTTGATCAGTATCGCCGGGAAACGTTACCCACTGGCGCGTTGCCTCAGCCGGAACGATCTCAACGATCCTTCGACCGATGCCGCAGAACCGATAAACGGATTCAAGCTCATATTGCCGGAGTGGAAGTTCATTTACAAAAAACGTGGAAACGGTGGAGTCCCGCCGTGCGTCACCCATGCCGGTATAAAGATTGTAAACGCCATCCCCCTTAACATCCGGGGTAACGGTCGTTGCTTTTGTCTTGGATTGCGTAGCCATGGCGGGCTCCTCTTGGATTGCTGATAAAAAGAGGACCAAGAGGGCCGCCAAAAGCAAGGGAAGATAAACTAAAGATTGCTGTAATCCCCGCCGGAGTCGGCAATCATGGAAAACGCACCGGATGCAGCGTCAACGATGTCATCGTGTTTGTCTTCGGGGAAGTTTTCCATCTCTGAAAAAAACTCCTCGTTCCACGCTGCGCGAAGTACCCAAACATTCCCTGCCTGTACCTGAGAGGAAAACGGCCCGGCGCGTGTAACCTTGTCCTTCGTGGCGGGGTACGGGCGCACAATGTAGCCAAGGAGGGACCGGATGAAGTAAGAGACCTCAAACTTGCCGGATGAACCGGGCTCTTGCTCCAGTCCGATCTTGCAGGCGTGGCCGTCCTGTGATGCCATGACCTTGATTGCCGTTACTACCTCCAACGGGGATCCCTGAAAATGCCGGAGGTCGGTGATAAACAATCGTCCTTCGTTGTCTTTCGCCATTTTCACCCCGGCGGTGTAGTCGGGATTGTTGCTCTCGGTCTTGGCCGTGGCGGCACGGTCCCAGTACCTGACAAATTGAAGCCCTGCGGGCAATGCGTCGCAAACATGGAACCACTCACGCCGGAAGAAATTGCCCGCCGTGGCTCTGACGTTCCAATTGCCGTGCAAGAGCGCTTCCCTTTGTACACGCGGCAAGGCTTTCAGGTTGGCCACATATCCGGGGTCTGCTTTCATCAGGACCGCGTTATCATGTAAGTTTGCACTTATGAACGTAAGGCTTTTTGATTCGTTGGGAGAGTAATCGGAGACTTGCTTTGAAAGCTCCTCCTCGGTATCGCCGAAGAAAAGCTTGTCCCCGCGTCGCACAAATAAACGGATCCTTCCGCAACGTGATTTGATGGGAAGCCCGTCTTCACCGATCCACCAAGAAATGAATTCACGGACCCAAGAATCAGGATCTGGATTGCACGTTGCGCGAACGTAAGGACGAGCGCCGCAGAGCGAACGATTACGCGAGAGCATGTAAAAAAACTGGTGCTTGGAAAAGTGAGTGAGTTCATCGAATGCCAAGAAGCAGATTTGTGACCCCTGCCATTTGTTAACGTCTGTGTCGTGGTCAAGGTAGGAAAAGCGCATCTTGGCGCCGCTCTTGAACGTCCAAGAGAGATCCGTGAGGCGGGGAGTCGCGTTAAAATGTGAATAGATCTTGTTTGCTTCAGACCACAAGCCGCCGGGATTAATTAGCATGGGGTAGGATTGGCGGAATATCACCCCTTCGTATCCGGGGTTTTCCATATGACGAAGACCCTCCAAGAGGAGGGCGTACGACTTCCCCCCGCCTGCGGCACCGCCATAAATGACGATATCCGCAGAGGAGGTAAGGAAACGTTCTTGTGGTCCTTTTTGCGGTCGGAATTGCATCAGGGCCGTGGCGCCTTTTTACATGCGGAGAGGTAGGCAATTCGGGCCGCTTCCTTGATCTTGCCCGCGTCCTTCTTGGCTTGGTCCCCGCGCACAGAGTTGAAGGCTTTGATGGCGTTGCTATACACTTCCCTTGTGGCTTCAACGTCAGTCATGGCTCGGTTACCTCTCCGTTTCTGGCGTCAAGTGCGGCATCGAATACTTTTTCGGCATCGTCAAGGATCTTCTCGGCAATGCCAATCCTCCGGTAGTATTCGTTTCGTGCCGCGTCGGTCGCCAACTTAACGGCTAGTTGTTCGGCATTGCGGGCAGAAACTGCCTCCTCTTTGTAAGCGAAACGAGCGTTGTCTAATACCTGTTGGAAATCCTTGGGCTTGTCAGTCATGGTTTGCCCTCGCTTTCTTTCTTGGCAAAGTACACGACGCTTGCAGCGTTCAGAACCTCTAACGCGATAGCTTGGCGCCCGTAATATTCCTTTTCTGCTGACTTGGTGACCTTTTGGAAGGAGGTAAAAGCGGCCTCGTTTTCTTCAAGGAAAGCCCGGCAGGCTTCGTCGTATACCTCTTGGTAATCTTCGGGCTCGTCACTCATCTTCTTCCTCCTCGTCAACGGTCCAGTCTCGGAAATTCTTGGACTCGCGCCGGTCAAAAGTGCCCGCTGATTTACACGCGGGGAAATCGTAAACGCAAACCATCACAAGCTGCCTCACCTTGAATAGGTAGAACACAGCGAGCCGTTGGGAGCAAGCCTTTATCAGCTTATCGAGGGCGTCTTGCCCGTCCCCTCCCATGCTCTGGCTGCGTTCGTACTCGCGTAACCCGGTGATGATGATGTGCTTCACTTCGGCGGCTGCGGTCTCAACAAGGTGCAGTTTGCAAACGTTTAGCGCCGAAAGGATTGCGGGATGCTTCTCCATCCTGAGAGTCTTGGTCTTAGACACGGGCAGCCTTCTCGCCTGCTGAGGATCTGCAATGGTGGCAAAGCACGCGCAAGTTGCGGTCGTTGTGGTTCGCGTTGTTCCCGTCAACCGCATACACAAAAAGGACGACGGGGAAGAAGTCAGTTCCGGGATCGGGGACGACCTCTTGCGTGGGCGATCCTCCATCCGTGCTCCTCCATGCCCTGCGAAGGCGCCAGAAGTTGCCGTCCCTGCTGTGTTGCACTCGGTCTCCCCGTAGCGCCTTGCACCGCTGACAGCAGTGGTCTGCGGCTTCAATTGCCCGTTTGATAACGTATGCGTGAGCGGTCATTCGCTTTCTTCCTTGTTGTGCGGAATCACTCCGGCACTGCGGAGCTTGTTCTTGACCGTCGGAAGACTGCATCCAAAGTAAGCGGCGATTTGCTTCAATGGCACGCGGTTGATATACATCCCCGCCATTTCGTCAATGTCGATTCGCAAGCAGGGCCGACCCTTCTTCCTAGGCTCGGTCTTCGGCTTCTCTGGCTTGGGTAGCTTGATCGCTGCCGTCCGAGTGACGCCATTCTTGGCAATCACCTTTGCAACGGTCATCCCGCTGAGTCCGGTGACCTTCGAGATTTGGGCAATGCTTACCCTTGGCACGGCCACGGCAAGTGCGAGGATCTGCGGGGTCGCTTCGGTTGTCTTCTGGCTGTTCATCTTGTGCCGGTCCTTTGTGTGTAGGGTGATTTCGTTTAACCGCGCAACCGTTTGGATTGTGCGGTAACAAACTTCATACTTACGCCCGATAGACGAAAGGGTTGGCTGTGGGTCTTGGCGGAGCGCTTCGACTATCGCTTCCAGTTTCACGAGGTTCATCGGGGGAGGTATTTCCCTTCGTCAATTTC